ATCCAAGGTAAATAGTCTTCAAAAGTAGCCATTTATCCTCCCATCGGTACACCACCCTGCATTGGGATATTACCCATAGCTTGTGGATTAGTAGCTCTTTCAGCACCTGATTGAAGAGTTAAGCCGGTCATAAACTGATTCCAATATTGCATCTTCAATTCGTTATTAGTACTTGCTTCCCCGTCTTTACCATAAGCCCTGAATAACATGTAATCAATTAAAGAGGTCTGAAAAATATCAGGTATCTCAATATTGCTAGCAAGGCTTGTCATAACGTCAGGGATCTTAGCGTACCTAACTCTTACTACTGCTGCGTTATATGGACCAGGACGAGGGTAGGTACGAAAACAAGTAGGTCTTAAAGGATCTATCATCCAGTGCCTAACATCTGAAGTAAGGCTTCTACTTCTCCACCATGTTTTTATCTGTGTTGAAAGCTCTTCTTCAGTAGTCATACGTATTGAATCATCTGTACCTAGCGAACCATAGCCAAAATAAAACAAGTTCATATTATGAGGGATGTCTATTATCCGTAACGCTAGTGGATCTGCTCCGGGGATGCCTCCAGCGTCATCATACAGAGGACCCTTAGTAATATCATAATAAGGTTCCACTAAACGAGCATAAGACACAGCAGGAGGGGGTGCAAAGGCTTTCAATAAATCGTAATCCAGATACCTAGTATTGGCGTCTGGTTTGTAATTAACGATTAAACGTTGGCCTTCACTAAGATAAGTTAATAGCTCACTAGTGGACCAACGAGTATTGGAAGGGTCTTGAAGTAAAACTTCAACTTGATCAACAATAGCCTGAGCGACTGTTGCCATATATAACTCCCCTTAACGAAAGGTTGGGGGTGCGAACATCACACCCCCTCCCTTCTTACGTTAAACCAACCTATAAGGCAGATTGGTCTACTGAGTTGGCGCTTGGTTCAGCACCTGCTCCATCTGATGTAGCTTCCTGAAACATCGTAACACGCACGTTTTCGATACTAGCCGTTGTGTTAGTCAGTAGTCCGGTCACCGCTGCGTAAGTAACACCCGTAATGGCTTCAGTCATCCCAACAGCTGGGCCAACATAAACCGTTCCGTTAACAGCCCCTACTTTCGCAGGGACTGAAATTACTCGCACATCGTTTAGAGGAGTGGTCGCGCCCCAAGCATCTGAATAAGCAGTCATATCTTATCTCCTAGCTATTAAGCGCTATCTTTAACGTTAACGACCATAACACCAAAATCTTCATCTGCGCCAGCCGCAGGTGAGATCCAGAGAGGCTTATAAAAGCCCATCATCTTGGCAACACTAATGCCGCGTTGGTTATCATAGTCAAAGTATTTTTCGATCCAATCCGGGTTACCGATATCAGCAAATGCAAGTGCCTGAGCACCACAAATTAGCATCTGACAACCATTTACTGCGGGATTACCAAGACCAGCAAACCCGACACCAGCAGTGAACTGAGGAACATGGCGATACTCATGAATCATCGTACCATCAATCACAAGTCCATCAGTTCCTGTCCACAGCTCGTTGCCCTGTTTACTACGAGGTAAGGCACTACGTGCAGCAGCTAGATAGTCAGAATCTAGTTTTAACATTGCCATCGCTTTCGGAGACAAGAAGACGTGATAAACCTCTTCGCCGCCTTTACCCCGAATACCACGGATATATTTGTCTTTAGCTTCAGCTTTAATCTGAACAATCAACTCCCATGATGGAGGCCGGAGAGTCGCTTCGGTAATGTCATAAGTTCCAAAAGCTTCAGACCCGACAGCACCTTCCCAATTAAACCTACGAGCTGCGGACGGAGCACTAACGCTCCCCGCAAAATCAAGATTAGAGAAAGTACCCGATGCACGGGCCGCACCTTTTAGATTAAATCCATAACCGATTCCTGCCAACGTCTGGAAAGCCAGTTGGTCCATACGATCTGCAAGCCAATATGCTAACTGATCACGGCTCTGTTCGCGGAAGTTAACAATCGAACGCTGGTCTGCCATTTTACCCGTTGTACGGTTAGCATTCCTGAGTTGATCAATAACGACTACGCGATCATATGCCTTGATCTCTTCTTCTCGACCTTCCATCTGGTTGTCACCAGAGATACCGTCGCCGGTTAGATCGGTAAGAAGAGTAAGCACAGCTCGCGCTCCCTTTTCACTTTCAGTTAGCTCAGTGATACGCTGTACCATTGAGTTTTGACCAGTGCCAAGGAAACGAGAAAGAAAGGCGTTGTTACGCGCAATCTTCCATAGATCACGGGACCAAACTGTTTTCTGCTCAGTTGTAAGCGCAGCAAAATTTGTTTGGGCCATTTGGCTAAACTCCTTTTGTCACAGTTAATAAAGTCCATTCGCGCCCTATTTTCATAGGTCGCCCTTGCTGTTTTACTGCCAGCTTCGCAGAGCGCGGCAATATCGTTTGCCGAAACGAAATGACCATTTTAACTCTGATCTAGAGCCTAACCCGGCGACAGTTAGTGTAACGCCCGAAGGACAAATTATATACACATTATATAAGCTTTGTCAACACTTATACATCCCCCCTTAGTCTAGCTAGAGTGCTTGGAGGTAACGCCTCCCACTCTGCTTCAGACATTGTAAGAGGGTTAATTTTTCTTTCCCCATGAGATGTAGAGGAATCTCCCGGTAATGCAGGAGGCTGGCTATTTGCAGCGGTTATCTTCTTCGATAAATTTTTACCGTCGCTTTCTACTGGAGGGGAACCCTTATCAGGAGAAGGAGATAAATTAGGCGCAAAAACAGAGGCGGCTTTCTTTAAGGCTTCCGCTGGAGAATAGGTATACATACCCTGATCATTCTTTAACTCACTATAAGCAACCATTAATTCATTAACTTGGTCTGTGAGTTCTTTATTAAAAGTATCAGGTTTTTCAATATCCAACTCAGGGTAAACCTCCGCTATCTCTCTAGCAGCATCAGACAATTGTTGTTCCATACCCATCTTATGGTTATTAGCCTCAAGCGTATTGTTAATCTGCTTTTGGAACCCGTCTTGAATAACCTGCTGCTGATTACCCATAATTTCACTAAATATATTAGAAGCCTTATCAGATTCCCCATCTATATAAGCTTCTTGCATCTCTTTGTATTTACCACCGAAATCAAACTGTGGTTCTTGAGCTTGAGGCTCCTCGCCTTGGACCTGTTGCTGCTGATGAGCAATAAACTGATCCTGCATTATTCGCATTTGCTCTTGAATACGAACATTCTCGTGTTCTAGTTCTCTTGTTTTAGCGAGTTGTTGATCAAGCCTTGCTTTAGGAATCATATGAGCTTTTGGAGACTCTTCCTGTGTCTCCGTAACTACAGTAGCCTCTTCTACCACTTCTGGAGGAGCTTCTGGAGCAGCTTCTGGAGCAGCTTCTGGAGCAGCTTCTGCTTCTGGAGCAGAGGCTTCTACTATTCCACCATCCCCTCTTTCTTCAGAATCAGGTTGGTAGTTATCTTCTTTATCAAAATACTGCAATACAGAATCGAACTCTTCTGTGGATTCTTCAGCGGGGGTTTGCGCAGTTCCGGCATCTGCCATATTAATCACCTTTTGTCTGGTTACGGGAAGACTGTTTCATACCTTCAGTTAATATCTGAGCGGCAACTTTATTAGCCTCAATTTCTGACTTATTTGCTTCTTTCATAACATCAAGTTTAGCGTCTACAGCTGTTTTTGCTGCATCTAATTTAACTCTTTGCAAGTTATCAGTGTTTCTAATTAAAGCAGTTTCTACTCTAGTCTTAGATTCAAGTTCTTTTTCGTCAGCTCTTTGACCAGCATTAACCATAGTCTGTATTAGTTTAGTCTTATTATCTGCTTCACTCATTGCTACATCTATCATCTTCTCTTTCAACTTATGCTCTTGCATCTCATCAGAACGGACTTCAGTATAAGCTTTAGCCATATTAACAGCCATCTCAGACTTCATCTTATCTATGCCCGTAGCAAGAGTTTCTAGGTTCAATTGAATTTGTTGTAGTTGCAGCTGTTGTAAAGCTTGGCTTTGTTGCTGTTGTTCAGGAGTAGGGGGAGCAGTACCTGTCATTTCCCTAACCCTTTCAGCTATCTTCATT